TCCTTTTATTAATTATTTTCTTATAAAATCTGTTTATTAATAATATTGTTATTTAGGTTGATTAAGTTTTTGGTCTAAATAATATTATTTTATTTGATATCTTAAGTTTCAGTTTAACTTGATGGGGATATCTATTATTTTTCAAGTTATTTTTATTTTTTCTCATCTCTCCAAATATAGTTATTTATTTTTATTTAATCAAATGTATGATTTTTACTTTATTATAAGTATATTTTTACAATTTTTGCATTGGTTATTTTTTAAAAATGAATGTGTATTAAATTATGTTGAGAAAAAATTAATAAATAAAAAGTATAAATTAGGTAGTAATATCTCTCTTGTTCCTTTTGAGAAAAGATTTTATAATGATTTTTTTTTAAAAATGAAATTTGTAATAATATTATCTGTATTATTATATATATATTATAGAAATAAACATAAAAATATTAAATATTTATTAATTTTAACATTAAGTATATTTTGTTATATAGGTATAATTAGATATAACCATTCTAAAAAATTAAAAATATAAATTAATATAAATTAAGATATTTTATTTTTGGGACAGAAAAGTTGAAATATAACCATAATGAGATAGCCAAAATAGTTATAATTTTAATGTAATATTTTTTATTTCGATATATAATATAAATTAATCCTCCTATAATAAATAATATTCTTAAAGAATTAGTATAATTATTAAAAAACAATTGTCTATGTGGACTCCAAAATGGGTATGATCCTAATTCATAATTAGGATTAATAATTTTTTTTTCAATATAACTAATAATACATTCATTTTTCAATAATCCCCAATGAAAAATTTGTGATAAAAGAAAACAAATGAAATATATATCATATATAGAATTAAATATAAAAGCATAAGTCATAACGAATAAATCTACCAATAGATGAATGAACTGAGTAACAAATAATACTGTCATTATATTATAAATATATAATTTTTTTATACTTAAAAATAAGTATTTAAAATACTTAAAGAATTAAATATTTAATACATAGTTTAAATATTTAATACATATTTTAAAACTACTTAAAGAATTAAACACTCGCATAATCATTCATAAATATAGATTTATCAGTAGGTTCTACATTATCTTGTTGATTACGCGCATTAGAAAAAACAGGTATTTCATTGGAACGCTTACCTTTTAACATAACACTTTCTCTATCTATCATTTGAAAACCTTCTCTCCCACCAAACGTTTCAGTTGTCGTCGTTACAGGAGGAGGTGTAGTAGAAGCAGAACTAGATGTTGTAGTTGCAGTTTGATTCGCCATTTTATTTTGTATTGTTTGAATAACTTCATTTTTTTTATTTTGAATATTATTTACTAAATTATTCGAAGAATCGGTAAATCCTTCTGTATATATAAAATTATTTTGATTAAATATTATAATAAAAAATACTAATACTATACCAAAAATAGCATTAATACTAGTTATTCCTAAAATAAATAAAATTAAAACTAATCTACCTAAAGGAGTATTTATACAAAAATTAAAATAATGATGATTACTTAATATTATAATACAAGCTAAAGTAATGAAAGCAGTTACTACATTTTTATTAATTAAATTAAAACTCATATATAATTATTCTTATATAATTTATTTTAAAAATAATTGTTAGTTTGTTTTATAAATTTCAGTCTGTTTAATAAATTATTATCTAAATTTTTAATAAGAATGTCTTTAGCAATGTTTGCCGCTCCATTTGATGATAATATGGATACATTTTCAAATAATTCAGATAATAATATTATTAATAAAAAACGTCAAGCACATAATAAAACACAAAAAAAATATCCAAAGGAAAATTTTGACACAAATAAAGTAAATTCCGTGTTAGAAAAAATTCATAATAGTGCTGATGATGATAGTGATGATAATTATAATTTCCCACCTAAACCAAAATCATCCGGAGTTGATAAAACATTTGAACAAATGATGAATATAACTTCTAGCAATGATGCTACATTAAATACATTAGGTAAATCACCTCAACCCAATTATCAAAATGGCAGTAATTTAGATTTAAATGATTATAATAATTATGGAAATAGTAAATCTAATGATGATTATTATAAAAGTGTATTACCTGGTTATGTTCCTATAAAAAATACAAATTATAATATTCCTCCAAATATTCAAAATCAAGATATTTTATTACAAAAATTAAATTATATGATAACATTACTTGAAGATCAACAAGATGAGAGAACTAATAATGTAACGGAAGAAGTCGTTTTATATTCTTTTTTAGGAATTTTTATTATTTTCATTGCTGATTCTTTTGTACGAGTTGGAAAATATATTCGTTAATTTAAAATTAATACTTTTTCAGATTTAAAAGTATGATACGCAAAATTATAAAAAAAATAAGCTGTTGGACTTATTATTAATGGTTTTGTTTTTTGTACAATATTATTTATTATTATATTATTATGTGAAATATTCTCAATAGCTGCAAATCCAAAATTATTTTCAGCAGCTATTTTCCAAAATAAAATTTTAAAACCTTGAATAAAAATACTATCATCCGTATCAGATATCGACGCAAAACACGTTAATACTTCCATATTTTTCTCAATCTTTATACAAGACTTTTTAAAAAAATATGAACAAATTATATTATCATCAACTATTATAACATATATAAATATATTTTTCGTTTTTATAAGTTCTATTATATTAGATATTTCAGTATTTATTTTAATATCAAATCTAGAATTTGTTTTTTTTATAAAATCTATTAAAAAATGTAAATTTTGAGGATTTATTTCAATTAATTTATAATCTGCAGTTAAATTTACAGGTTTTACCCATTTAGTAACTTCAAATCCATAAGTGGAATACACACATAATGGAACTATACCAGTTAATTCTCCTTCTCTCTTAAAAAGAGAGACTACTATATCTTTATTTGTATGTCTTTGATTATAATGATGAGTTTGTATTAATTGTGGCGCAATACCCTTTTTTCTATATAATTTATCAACACATAAATAATCTACATAATATGCTTTAAATTCTAATAATTTTTTGGAGTTATAAATACTAATATGAATTGGTCTAGATGTCATTACTCCTATAATTTTATAATCCACTATAGTATTTTTATTTTTAACATCATTTATATTATTTTCTTCATTAAAAAAAGAAATAAATGATATATCATTATGACTATTAAAATAAGGAATTACATTATTTAATTGAGGAGAGAAAATATTATCTTTATTCTGAAGATAATTTAATTTTATAAAATTGACAAATTTTTGATTTTGTAATGAAGTGAGTTTATCAAATACAATTGTTTCTATATTTTTTAAATTACAATACTTATTTATTTTAGGTAATAATGTATCTATAATACCTGGCGGATTCAACATATATCCTATATCATATATATGAAATACTGGTTGAATTACCCAAAATCCATATTTTATTTTTATATAAGAATAAATTATTAATATTATAAGTATTCCAAAACATAATATATATGATAAATATTCTAACATATTTATATATATTATAAAATTATTACTAATATATAACTGCAAATTATATATTAGTAATATTCAAAATAATAAATATTATTATATATATAAATTTATTCTTACTTTTATTATGAAATAAAAATCCAATTTATAAAAAATTTATCTAGATGCTCTCTGGTTTTTTCCATATTGTAATCATATGCTTTATATATATCTTTTACATGAAAAAACCTACCAAAAAAACCAAAAAACATAATGAGTAAGAGAGAAACAATCAATCGAATATTAATGCTCTTTGATAATATTTTACCAAAAAATATATAACTAACTAAGTTTGAAAAAGAAGTGTAAATAAAAGTATGAAAAATAATAGAAATAATGATAACCATAAATATGGTAGGTTTAAATAACCCAGAAAAGGGCAATTTAGGATTTGTAGTTTCTAAATATAATTTAGTAAACATTATTTACTATATATATTATCAATATATTTTATACATTTTTTTACACTTTTTCTTATGTAAAACACACATTATACTTAGAAAGCATTTTTTGAAAATACTTAATTATTATATATAAATAACCATAATTATAATTATATTATAAATATTATAACTATATATATGTCTGCAATTAATAAACTATCTCCAACAATTACTGATCAAAATATATATGCAAATTGTTGGGAATATGCTACTGCTCGTTTGATTTTAAAATTTATTAAAAATATATTTCCAGAATTAAATATTCAAAAAAAAACAAATTGTAATGATTTATATAATTTAAATGCTTTTTATTTAAATAAAAATAGAATATCTCCTCATTTTTGTGGAGATAATATAGAATATATAAATCTTGTTTTATATATTTTTATAGTTATTTATTTAGATGAAATAATGAATCCTAAAGTTAGTATTTATAAATATGATCCATTAAATAAAGATCCTAAACATCCATCATGTATAAGAGGTGCTAGTACTAAAAATATTTATTATACTATTCATAAATTCTTTCATCAAATATCACATAAAAAAATAGATTTTAATTTAGTTCAAAATACACATTTATTTACTAATGAACAATTACAATTATTACGTAACTTCTTTAATAATAACACTTTAATTAATAGTTGTAATAAAAAAAATTATTCTATTAATGATTTTAATAATTCAAAAAAATATGAAATGGTTCTTAATAAAAAATTAATTCCTAAAATTAAAAGTATTCTTGATAAAAATTTATATGTATATTATGATATATCTAGTTTTAATCAACTTGTTAAAGGACAAAGCGCATATGGTCATTCTCTTATAATTATTCATTATTTTGTTGATGATAATAATAATACTGTTTTTGTAATTAAAAATTCTTGGGGTAAATTATTAAATATAATTCCAATATTAGAAGAAGATTTATTAAAAATAAAACATCATCGAGTTATATTTATTGATTTCACAAAAAATGATCGTGTTATATCAAAATTAAATATATCACAATTATTACAAGGAAATATAGCTCGTCCAATAGCTCGTCCAATAGCTCCTCCAATAGTTCCTCCAATAGCTCGTCCAATAGCTCCTCCAATAGTTCCTCCAATAGTTCCTCCAATAGCTCGTCCAATAGCTCCTCCAATAGTTCCTCCAATAGTTCCTCCAATAGCTCCTCCAATAGCTCCTCCAATAGTTCCTCCAGCTGCTCGTCCAATTGCTCCTCTAATTGATACTATTAATTTAAATGGAAGAAAAAAATGTCCTACTGGATATACTAGACATAAAACAGATAAAACTAAATGTGTAAGTAAAAGAAATTATAAAGTTCCAATAGCTCCTCCAATAGTTCCTCCAATAGTTCCTCCAATAGTTCCTCCAGCTGCTCGTCCAATTGCTCCTCTAATTGATACTATTAATTTAAATGGAAGAAAAAAATGTCCTACTGGATATACTAGACATAAAACAGATAAAACTAAATGTGTAAGTAAAAGAAATAGATAATCTCTTTAAATCGTTTATTATAAATATTCAACATTTATTCAATAAGTATTTCAATATATATATATAATTAATATATATATGAGTAATGTAAGTGTAAATATACAAGATATAAAATCTTTAACAAGAACCCATCAAGGATTTTATAGTAATTGTTGGGCATACGCATCAGCTCGTATGATTTTAAGATTTTTTAAAAAAATCATTCCACAATTAAATATTAAAAATAAAGAAAATTGTAATAATTTTTATGATTTAACTGCCTTTTATTTAAATCAAGATAAAATATCTTCTATTTTATGTGGTGATATTGAATATATAAATATTGTAGTATTTATTTTTATAGTTCTTTATTTAGACATTATAACAAGAAGAAATTATGAAATACATCCATATGACCCATTAAATAAAGATCCTAAACATCCTTCATCTAATAGAAAAAGTATAGTTTTTTTAACATTTGAAAGTATAACACTTTTTTTATATCAAATATCAACTAAAACTTTAAAAATTAAAAAAGTTAGTAATTTTTTTAATCCAACAAATATACAATTATTAACTAATTTTTTTAATAATTCTGATTTAATAAAAATGATGTCTTTTAAAAACGCTCCGCCTGAAAGAGCATTGGACTTTTCATCAGATGAAGAATCTATAATTAATAATAATTATGAATTAACGATAAGTTTCATTAATAATAATCCATCTTATCTTGAGAATAGATGTAAAATAGTAAAATCATTACTTGATAATGGTGCATATATATATGTATCATTTGATATATCTAAAATTAATCCATTTAAAAAATTGTATAACCGAAGTTCTACTACTACACACACGCACAGTATGGTAATAATTGGATATATAATGAAAAATGATAAATGTTATTATATAGTAAAAAATACTTGGGGTGAACTAATAGAATATTTTACTATTTTGGATGAATTTTTTTTTCAACAAGAACCATTTATTATATTCATTAATACATTAGTAGAAAAACAAATAATTATAAATATAAATTTAATAATACCATCACGAAAATCTATATTAAAAGTTCCATTGCTAGATGTTCCTATATTAAAAAATCCAGAACTTTCTGAAATTCCTCCACCAATCATTATTGATGCTCTTGAGGCAAGAGATAATTTGAATGAAAATAATGATATTATTATAAATTTAAATGGAAAAAAATGTCCTAATGGATATATTAAATCAAAAATAGATAAAACAAAATGTATAAAAAAAAATATAAATCATAAAAATAAAATTTTTTCTTTTATTAAATCTAAAAAAAATCTTTCTAAACAAGATAATATAAATATAATCGGAAATAAAAGTGAACAAAAAAAAATTCTTTCTTTTATTAAATCTGATGATATAATTTTAAATAAAAGTAAAACTAAAAAAAATAAAAATATTTCTCCTCCTTCTCCTCCTAAACAACAAAATATTATAAATTTAAATGGAAAAAAATGTCCTACTGGATATACTAGACATAAAACAGATAAAACTAAATGTGTAAGTAAAATAAATTATAAAGTTCCAATAACTCCTCCAATAGCTCATCCAATAGCTCCTCCAATAGCTCATCCAATAGCTCCTCCAATAGCTCCTCCAATAGCTCCTCCAGCTGCTCCTCCAATAGCTCCTCCAATTGATACTATTAATTTAAATGGAAAAAAATGTCCTACTGGATATACTAGACATAAAACAGATAAAACTAAATGTGTAAGTAAAAGAAATAGATAATTATCATATAAGTATTTCAAAAAGACATAAAACAGATAAAACTAAATATGTAAAATAATTTCTTTAAATCGTTTTATTATATTATTTATTCATCATAATTATAATATATACTATTCTCAAAATAATTACATATCTTAAATCCAACATTATTTGCTAATAAAGGCAAACAACTAATTATACAAATTGATATACATAAATTATATTTATTTCTAGTATCTAATATAGAATATACTATATCATTTGTAATAATACGCCACGGAATATATATACAAAAAAACCACATAAATAACCAAATATATGTATTTATTATATTTGAATAATTATACATAATTTCACAATTATTACTAGCTGCTGTTATATACATATGATATAATGACAACATATAAGGTACACTATGATGTATATAAGTTGATATATCCATATGAGATAGATTTAATTCATCATCTATTAATCTATCCGCATCTTCCAAATTAAACATTAATTTACACGCAAAATAACCTATAAATATTATAAAATGCACATTATGTGATAACGATAATAATTTATAATTTATGAATACCATGCAAGAAGCAATATGTCCTGTATCTGTTAAACGAATAAATTGTTTTATCCAATTAAAATTAGGATTTTCAAAAATAGATAGTTTTGTTCCATACCAATAAAAATAATTAATTGAATACAATTTTAAACTTATAAATAAAGCTATAAATATATTATAATTATATAATAATACACAAGTAATCAAATAAATATAATAACCATTTTTTAATATATTTATTTTATATAATTTTATAAAATCATTTATTATTTTATATAAAAAATAATAAAATATGTTAAAATTATATACCCATTCATAAATTATATGAATATATAATATATATACTATATATTGTAATAAATCCAACCATGAAGTTACCCAAGATGTTAAAGTTGTCGTCACCATTTCAATATATTTAATAAATTATTTATATTTATATTATTATAATATATTATATTTTAAGATGGTTTTATAAATATATATATAAATTGATGTTCATAAGCACATTTCACCATATTAATTTTACCTTGAAGTATAAAACCACACGATTGTGCAATATTTATAATTGCAGAAGTATCTTCCATATATAATTTCTGTTGTTGTTTACGAACTTTTCCATCCTTAAATTTAAATTTTTCATCAAATGTTGCTATATCATTATTATAATCTAAATTAAAATTGGCTTGATATACAAAATTATTAAATGTTACTTTTGTTTTCGTAATTCTATCTTTAGCATATTTTTGAGGAGATACTATATATAAAGGATTACCAGGTGGTAATATCGGATCAAATGATTCTCTATCGACTAAATGAACTATTAAATAACCTCCAGGCATTAACCATTGCATACAATTATTAAAAAAATTACTTTTATTTTTAAAATAATAAATCGTAAAATAAAAACATAAAATATGTGTTAATGAATTATTATTAAATAAAGACTCATTTAATGCATTACCTATTTTAAATTTGGATTTTGGATAAGTGTGTTTTGCTAATTCTATCATTGAAGGAGATATATCTATTCCTATCACTTTTAAATTCTTATTTGTTAAATCATTCACATGATGACCTGTTCCACAACCAATATCCACTATCATACTGGATTCATTTGGAGAACTATTTTTTATAATTATATCTAGTTCATAATTATTTTTTAAACCACTATACACTAAATCATCATAAATATTTGCATAAAATTCATCATATACTGCTTCATCTTCTAAAAATGTAAATCGATTATTTGTTGTCATATTTTCTTTAAATCGATTTTTAGATAATATTAATATTATTAAAAATATACCTACTAATAGTAATATTTTTCCAAAATTGGATAATTTTTTATAACAATTCGTTATTGATTTTATTATTTTCATTATATATAAAAATAAATATAATAATTTATTTTTATATATTTACTTCACTTTCATATTGACAACAATTATAAATTATATCAATATTTTTTTTATATTAAATTGTATATATGGAAGATTCTGAAATTAATGATATTAGAAATTATAATAATTTCAAAGGTATATCATTTTCAAATTTTAAAAAAACTGATGTTAAAAAAGAATTGCTAAATAGTTTAATTAAATGTAAAATTGAACCAGCTTGTTATTGGAGTGCTGAATTAATTTGTTCCGGACATTATAATGATTTATGGGAAGTTATTATTTTATTTTATACAAAACATATTCATTTAGGTAATCCTAAAATTTCTATATATCTTGAATTAAGAATTAATAATTTTAAAGCAATTATTAATAGTGGATATTTAAATAATGAATTAATATTGAGAAATAATTCTAAAATTAGAAAAATATTTGCTGAAATAATGTGTATCTTATGTGATGCTAAACAAAAACATAGCTTTGATAGTATCAAAATTAAAAAAGAAGATTTTGATATGACTCAATTAAGATACAAATTTAAAGCTAATAGTAATAAATTCGCATCAGATATTTTTAAAGAAGATGACCCAAAAGAATTATTTCCAGCAATTAATGAAATCTCTTATAATATCTCTCTTGAAGGTAAAGATATAATGAATGCTTGTTATTGGATTGAATGGATCATAGAATTTGAAACTATTTGTAAAAATAAAAATGAAAATATAAAATGTCAAAGAAGAAATTTTAAACAAGTAGATTCTAAATATCAAATGGATATTATTTGGATAGTATGGGATTTATTTTTAAATGAATCATCTAAACGTTCCTTATTTTTAAAAAAAATTATGGATTCTTTATTTAATTTATTCACATTAAAATATACTACTGGTTCTCAAAAAAAAAAAAAATATGTTTTATATTTTGCTATTTCATTATTATGTGAAAATGTTATTAATAATGAAGAAATTATGCGAATCTCACAACAAGAAATTATTCATAATATTTTAAAAAAAACCGATCTTATTTATAAACAAATTAAAAAAAATGAAAAATCACCTGGAACTGAATATTTATTTAAAGATGTTAAATCTGCAAATTTAGAAAAAACTATTGAAAAATTAGAAAAAATGAACACTTTTGGCGAAACATTTGTTCCTCGTATTTAATAATTGATCTGTTGTATTTTAGAGTTGTATTAATATTTTTAATATTTTTAATATTTAATATTATGTAATTATATGTTAAAAACTAAAACTAAAAGTTTAAAACCAAAAACTAAAAGTTTAAAAACTAAAACTATTACTAAGAGTTTAAAAAATAAATATATCGATAACAATTTATTTTCTAATTTTCAAAAAGAAATTACTATTTTATTTTTAGAAATACTTTTAATGATAAAATTATTTCACTGGAAAACAACCAGTTATGCTATACATAAAGCAACTGATGAAGCATATAGTAAATTAAATACAAATATAGATAGTTTTATTGAAGTTCTTTTAGGAAAAACAGGAAAAAGAACCGATTTAATGAATCATAAAAATATACAACTTATTGATTTAAATTCTGTTGACAGTTTTAAATTTAAAATTTATGAATTTAAAAAATATTTAATCAATTTAAATTTTAATAAAGCTATGTTGCAAATGTCTAATACCGATTTATATAATATTCGAGATACTATTTTAGGTGATATGAATCAATTATTATATTTATTGTCTTTAAATTAAATATGCGAATTAATATTATAATTAATATATATTTTAATTATAATGGAAAATTCTACTTTAGCTAATGATAATACTAATACATTATTTCAAAATACAAGTTCTTTAAATAATACCTCTTCTAACAATAATAGTTTTTTTGATTATTTTAAAAATATGACTTTTACTACATGGATTCTTATTATTTTTATTTTATCATTTTTAGGTTTTAATATTTTTACTTATTTAGCTAAAGGTACTCAAGATATCACTAATATTTTTAAACCATTAGTTGATAAAGTTTTTGGATTATTTTTATTAATTACAGGTAAAACTATTAATGTTTCAGCTCAAGGTGCTAATGATGTTGTTAAAGGAACCGCTGATGTTCTTGAAAAAGGATTAACTGAAATTGAAAATGTCACATCACCTACTTCTTTAAATAAAAATAAATCTGAAACAGTTCAACCCGTTCAACCTACTACTTCAACTTCAACTAACACTAATATGAATACATTAAATAAAGCATTAAATACTTCTAAATCTCAACAACCATCACAACCTGATTATCAAGCATCTGAATCATCTAGCACAATTAATTCATCTAATCAAACTGGATGGTGTTTTATTGGTGAAGATAGAGGATATCGAACGTGTGGTCAGGTTGGAGTAAATGATAAATGTATGTCTGGAGATATATTCCCAAGTCAAACTTTATGTATAAATCCAAATTTAAGAACTTAAGATAAAAACTTAAATTATATAATATTTAAATTTATTATATAATTATTAAATACTTATAGTTAAACTATTCGAACTAGCAGATAAAATAGTTGTACTTATACTTTTTATATAAAAAGTATAATTAGTTTTACTAATTAAATTATAAATTGTTATTGAAGTAGTTGTATAAGGTACATTTTGTATTAATATATTATTTTGATAAATATTAAAACTAGAAATCGGGATACAATTATTATTATTATTTATACTCCATAATAAAGTAACTGAATTTAAATTTACCGTAGCAGATAATAAATTAGGTGATAATGGTGTAACAGCACTTACGAATCCTTTATATCCTTGTGGCCATTTATTATTACTATTATTCATAGTATATTGACTTCTAGGAAACCACGATTGCAGTTTAGAATTCCAACATAATAATTGTGGTTTTCCAGGAACATCCGAACAAGAAGTAGAATAACACTGTGGTCCTTGTGGTTGAAATTGAATAATTTGATTACTACAAGGATTAACATAAGTTCCACATACTAAATTGCCACCTACTTGTATCATATTACTAGAACAATCAAATGGATTTGGAACATTATATTGAAAAGGTCCCGAAATATTATTAGGTTGTCCTACAATTTGATTTGGAAATGGAAGTTCAGTATAATTAACACGTAACAAACTAGTTGTATTTGGATTTGTATAAGTTTGTGTTTGTGTAGCAAAAACCTTAGTTCTATTACACCATAATCCTTTAGAAATTTGCGTATATTTTTGATTTTTAGTTAATCTAGAACTATTTGCTTTATATTGTAAAATATTACCTTTATATAATAATTTTTTTTCATAATCAGCTTCAGCTAATGAAACGGTTTTATTTGTTAATGGTATAAAAATTGAACTATATGTATTATTAGGTATTGTATAAGTGCAAGAATTTTGAACTCTAGACCAAACTCTAGCTGGAATAGGTAAATAAGTATTTGACATATTAATATATAATATATTATTATTTAATTAATTTGTTTACTCACTGGATTATATAAATCTCCAGAATCATTAAAAAACCATCTTAAAGATAAATAACTAGAATCTTTATTATTTGTAGATGAAGTAGAATTAACAGGGGTAGTATTAGGTCCATCACGCACTAATTTTTGAATTTCAGTAGTTCCTAATGAATAATTAAAATACCATAAATTAGAAATATTTCCACTAAATCCACCATTCATAGCAACATACACATCTCCATAATTCTGTTTAGGAACACCAACTAAATTAATACTTCTAATAATGGTTCCATTAATATAAATATCTAAAGTAGTATGTTGACATCTAATAATAACATTAACCCATTTATTTAATGGTATATCTGGTATAATTATTTCTTCATTAATAACATTAAAAGTATTCATCATCACAACTAAATCATTACTATTTGGACGAATATATAATCCAGGAGCATTATTTGGAAAAATTAATCCATTCTCTTGTAATGTACTATTTCCTTTACTAAAAATATGTTTATAAATTCCTTGATTTACAGATAAATTATCTATATAAATCCATACAGACCATGTAAATTCTATACCATCAGTAGCATTTACCGATCTATAAACAGTAACAGCACCATTATAACTTGGATCTTGTTGAAAAACAATTAATTGTGAAGCATCAACCATTCCATTAATAAGACGTGGCGATTCACTCTTTTTAAATAAAGCAGTTATTACTAAAATACCTATTCTTAATAATATTACAAAACTAAAAATTATTAATATTAAAAATGCGAATTTAGCAATTAAAGAATTTGAATCTAAAAAATCTCTTGTGTTAAATCTTTGATTATTTGAAGAATTATAATTATTATTATTAGTCATTTATATATTAATTAAATAAGAAAATATTTTTTTTTTTATAATTTATAATCAATTAAAAAGTAACACTATTTTGAGTAGTTCCATTATCGATTAAAGATACTTCAACTTGATATGCACCAAATAAACTTGATAATGATGCAGTAGTATAACCTTTAGAATATATATTCCATGCATCTTGAGGATTTAATGCATTAGGATAATATTGTAATTTCGAAGTCCACCCATCAAACCCTCCTAGAGGAGTAACGTATATATTTGCACTATTATTTACATTAGCAATGCCAGGTAATAAACACGTTTTTACTAATTTTCCATCAATATAAACGTCCATTGATCTTCCATAAACACTCATTGTTAAATTAACCCATTTTTGAATAGGAACATTTGTAATAGAACATGTATGCACAACTGTAGTACCACCAGTTGTAGTTGGTTGTTGATCTACTCCTGGATAACAACCTAAAGAAATCGATATATTATTTTCAAGAGCTCCTAAAACAACTGATGGGCATGGATCTAAACCATTTATACCAGAAACAGAACCTTGACCTTGTGAGCTTACAGAACTCATTCTACCAAATATTACTTTTGGTTCTCCATAACGATAATTCCAATTATTTATATAAAACCATACAGAATATGCAAAATTAGTTGAAGGAACAGAAGTTCCATTTGTTGCTAAAGATGTAGCATTTATAATTGCTGCTGTTTGTCCATTTTGCAATTTTAGTATAGTATTAGGGTCTGACATATAATGTTTTACTAACATAAAAATAATAATAATTATTACTATAGTGATTATAATAGTAAGAACAGACATTCTATAATATAGATTTAGAAATTTTCTAGTTAATTTAATTAATTCATTAATTAATATTTTATTTATTTTAATATATTTATTAAAATAAATACAAATAAATAAATATTACAATACATATATCTAGATATAAATATAAATTATATTATAAGTTATTTACAAATTATATATATTATTAATATTTAGTATTGGAGGTGTTTTATTTTTAACCATATTATATAAATAATATATATTTGATGAATTTAAAGCACGATTAAAATATACAACATTACAAATATCTCCAATGATTCCATCATTCTCTCCTATTGTTAAATTATCTATTTTATAATAAGGAACAACTCCTATATCAGATTTAACTAATTCACCATTTAAAAAAACATCTAAAATACCTCCATTATAATTAATAATTATATTATTCCATTTTTGAAATAATATATTATCTTTTTTATACAAAATTCTATTATTATTTTCATCAAAATCCGTCAATTTATTTGAATTTGAACTATTTAAATCTTTTTGTTCTATTGTAATTAATAATGAATTTATTGAACTATTATAACTTATATTCGGTTTATTACCATAATTTAATAAAGTTGTATATTTAGAATAACTCGCATTTGTATTTGAAGTGGCATTTAAATAAAACCAAAATGAAATAGCATATGTATAATTTAAATTATTATTTCCATTTAATTCAAGATAATTACCTAATATTTTCTCTGAGTTAAGATTGATTGGATTATTAATTAATTGTTGTCCTCCTTGAAGATTCATTTTATTAAAAAGTATTGGTGTTTCATAATAAATTAATAATAATATTATTGTTAGTATAATCAAAAATATACATCCATATGTATATGTATCTCCTGTTCCTTCTGTTACTTCCGTATAGTGCAATTTTGAAAAATGTTTCACATTTTTAATATTATCATTAAATAAACAATAAATATATAATATAATATTCGAAATTAATCCATAAAATGCGTTTTTATTCGAATTTCCTACAGGCAACTTTGTATGAAATGTTTTATATAAAAATAATATGATTATTATACAAATAAATATCTTTAATAATAATGGCGAATAACCTGAAAAATTAATAATAATATAAATTAACCATATTATAATAAATGCACTAATTAAACATAATATTGAAAATAATAGTGAATGCAATATATTTTTATTTGTTGTATTATTATAATTTAATATAAAAATTAATAATCCAGTTATTAAAGATAATATCAAAGTAAATATAATACTATGTATTGTATTTTGTGTTAAATAATTATTAATATTGAAATAACTATTTATATTATTCATATTATAATATAATATTATTTCATTATTATTTGTATTTATTACATATTTTCACTAGCGGTTTTTTTACCGTGACAATTACGACATAAAGCGATTAAATTTTGAACATCATTTCCACCTCCATATTCTAAACGTATTTTATGATCAATTTCAAATGTATGATCTAATTGTGAAAAACAATTTCCACATTTCCATTCTTGATTAGAAGCAACATACTTTTTTTTAGTTTCACTTACACATCGTTTTGTTGCTGTTTTTCTCTCTTGAGAGAATTCTGGAAGAATTTTAGAAGAATTAATTCCATTTAATGATTGCATAAAAGAAGTATCATCTTGATGTGATGTAAAATCAAATATTGGACTTAATACATCCATAGATGATTTATCTATCGGCATAAATTTTACTATATTATTTGCATATAATAACATATTTCTACCTTGTGCTGGATTTCTTTTTAATAATAAATATATACCTATACCTAATAGAACATAAAATATCATTTTATAATATTTTTTAAATGACATTAACATTTTAGTATATTTACCATCTGAATAAGCATTATATACAAAAAATGCAGTTAATCCTAGTATAAAAATTTCTAATCTCATTATATATATAATTAGTAATTAAATATTATGACTATATTATCATAATATTTAATATTATTTATAAAATTTTATCTATTATTTAGATTTTGATGCACTTTTAGATTTGGAATTGCTAAAAGGTTCTCTTCCAAAAAGTCCTTGTAATTTTAATGAACGCATTATATTTTTTTCACTTGAATTTGTTTTATAAATATGAAATATCGCTAAAATTAATATAATATATGGTAATAAAACTAAGAACCAAGATATTTCACTATATCCTTTCTTACATAACCATTCTAACACACAGGTCCATATTACTGCAAATATTAATTTAATACA